GCATATCGCGCCAATTTCTTAGCTAGAAAACTGACCCTCTTTCGAGGGATAAGGACTATAACCAAGAAAGGAGATCATTATGTCGCGCAAAAAACATCACAGAGACCCCAAGCGTTGTAAGGACTGCATGACGATTATAAACCATCTCATTTACCAGGCCGGCATGAGATTGTCGGTGTACATCTTGCAGAAAAAGGACCCACCACTGGCTGACCTGGCGGCCGCGTGCAAGGTATCGAGCGCGACCATGGAACTTCTTCAGGACTGTGACGGTCCCCCCGACGGTATCACCTTCATCAGAGAGGGTCTCAATCTTTTGAATGGAATGATCTCCACCCACCCCCACATCCAAAAGATTTGGGAGGAAGAGGAAACGGGGAGTCAACAAAAAACCTCCCCCCTCAATTGAGGTGCCCAATGACTTATATTATGATCTATTCGATCTTCTGGTTGTGGGCGATAGGTGCTTTGCTCTCGGTCCGACGCTGCGCCAAACAAGTCCTTGCTGGTGTGCTGATCACCTTGCGAAAGATAGAGAAGGCCCGAGGTAAGGAGCTTACAGACGCACAAATCAATGCCCATTTCAATCGCGCACGCCCCTTCGTGTTCTTCATGACGATCGTAACCGTCATGCTTTGGCCCCTCAGCTTGCCTGCCCACACGATTGCTGCCCTCCGGCGGTGATAGTTCTACGGGGTGAAGGTCTGCCCCTCTTCTTAGCTGCAAAATTGATCTCCTCCTTGGGTATAAGAATTGTAACCAAGAAAGGAGTTTTCTATGCTTCGCAGGTTATGGAACACCCTCAATGCTGCTGTATCCCTGTTCATGGACCGTGAATTCCGTATCCAGTTCTCCGAGTTGCTCCATGCGGCGGAAGTACTCAGGCAGTATGGCGGGCTGCGGAAGGCGGCTGACTTCATCATGAAGCGCGGCCAGGAGATCAGCCAGAAGGCTATGGAGAAGAAGGACGTCGAGCGGGGTGTTGCCCTTCACCAGGACACCATCCGCACCGAGCAGAGACGGCGCAAGCTACTGAAGGACATGGAGGCCCTACTCACCACTGCCCGCCAGATGCTCAACAAGCTTGCTGGCCTCCGCTATTGGGATGATGACGCCTCCCGGCTCTACGATGAGACCGAGAAGGAGTGCAAAGAGATCGAGCAGCACATCAACGATCTCAAGAACGCCGCGATCAACCTCGACGATCCCCGCCTCGCGAAGCTGTCCAGCCGGTGGTAGTTCTCGGGGCGAAGTTCTGCCCCAAATTCTTAGCTTGGAAGTCAAGTATGAATGAACGTGGTTTCCCAAATTTCTTGGGACGCTCGAGTTGGGACCCCTTCCCAACAGGAACGGCCCGTGCCACCCCTTGATCTCCATGGGCTGACCGTCGTTCGTGCAACTGGCGAATTATTTAATAATTACACGCACAAAGGCAAGCATGGAGGAGATCTGTGCACAAACAAAACCCACCTGCGGGGGGCCGGTCCCGCGGTGGGTTTCGTGCTCGGGCTCGGAGGTGACCGGCTAGGCCGGTGCGGAGGTAACCAGGCCCCAGCAAATCAGTAGGGAGTAGCCTCCCCATACATCGGCAAGTTACTGTAACCCATGCCATAAGCCATGGGCTGAGAGGTCGCGGCCCCCAAAGCATTGGCCGCCGCCGGCAGACCCTTGGCCAGGCCGTAGGCTGAGCCTGCAAGGATGCCACCAGTAGCTAATCCACCCAAAAGACTAGGACCTTTGCGGGGCTTGGCACCCTGCACGTCCTCAATCTCGGTCATCTTCTGCCCCTTCCGGGACAGCTTCCCGCTTGCTGCTGGAGGCCCTCCCACTGCCCCAGGAGCGGCCGGTGCACCACCAGGGGGTACGACGTGACCCGGAGCTGCTGCAACCCGTCCTGGGGCAGCCTGGGCTGCGGCCGCTACGGGTGGCAGGGGACGGAAGGTGGCCGCCTGTTCGGCGGTCGCCAGCTGCGGTCCGGGCTTGCCTTTGAAAACCTTCCCTACGCGCCTGCCGGCGGCCGCCACGTCCCGGGCTATCGGCTGGACAAAGCCGCGGTTGACCACGCCCGCAGCCCTACCAACATCATGAGCGATTGGCCGGATGAAGTTGGCCATCGGGTTCCAAGCGTCCTTCTCCATCGCATGCTTGGAGAGCCCATGTTGCCGGCGGGTCTCATCGATCGAGGTGCCAGCTTCTAGCAGCTGACCCGGCTGCTGGTTGGAGTCGATCCCACGCCCCGCGGGTAGTTGGGGCAAGGACTGCTCTTGTGCGTCTGTGACCGCTGGCTCACGTTGGTTGTTCTCGGTCTGTGCCAGATCATTCAAGGCCGGACGCGCTCCGAACCGGTTGGCGATCGCCCCGGACAAGATCGCCCCCATGTCACCTTCGGCTGCCTGCTTCTCGATCGGCCGCACACGAGCATAATCTGGCATAGTACTGGATTTGACCCCCATCCGTTTGAGGCGGGCTCGTGTTTGGAACACCTTTTCTCGCCAGGCGTTATGACTGGCTTTAGTGCCCAGTCGTCCTACTTCAGCACTCGTTAGCTCCGGGTGCACGATGAGCGACTTAAGTACACGGAGACGTCGGCCCGCTTCTTGGCTGGCTCGTTCGAGTAGCTCCGGACTGAGCGCGGTCTTCTCCATCACCTGGTGAGCCATCAACTTGCTGGCGGTTTTTAAGAACTGGGTGCTGGCATCATGTCGTGCCCGATCTCTACCGGCCCTGATGGCATCTTCCAAACCAACTGGAAGAACGCCACGTAGAGATTGAGAACTCATGGCGTGAGCACGCCCGCGGTCGAGCCCGTGATCAGCGAGAGCGCGGAGACGGCCACCGGCACACAGCGCTCGAACTGGATGGCCGCCGACTCCTGGATGATGACGCCCTGGCTGTCGGTTGCCCACGTGTGGTTCGGCACGTAGCAGGCCTCGAGGTAGACGGCCCCGACCGTGTCCTCGTTGCTGTCGCGCAGGTACAGCAGCATCCCGACCGGCTGGTTGAAGAGGTCGCTCGCGAGGTTTAGGAACAGGTTCTCGTACCCCGGTGGGATCTTCACATCGTGGGGGTTAGAGATCGAGCCTGCCCCGGCATTTGGGAACACCGAGCTGATGACGGTCGGCGGAATCAGATCTTCGTAATAGGCGTAGAGCATGCGCAGGAGCGAAGGCCCGTGGTACATGATGCGGGCGATCGTCAGCTGCCCGATGGTGCGGCCGCTGATGAAGTACGACCGTTCGCTCCCGATCTCGAAGATGCGGTTGAACTGTCGGTTGTGGGAGAGGTTCAGGTTCTGAATCACGCCTATGGGCATGACGATCTGATCTGCTCCCGCTCCTGCGAGCGCCCCGGCAGTCGCTGTGGCCCCACCGACATTGGCGAGCCGCGGCGGCCCGGCAGCCACCACTACGAACCCGGCCGAGAGGAACTGCAATCAGTTACGCAGGCTGTTTAGACCTGCTCTCCGAGTTTCCTCGGAGTGTCGGACTATATCTTCACCCCGTAGGGTGTCGGGCGCTCGTGGGGGCAATTATTGATCGCGCTTCTCATGCCCCTAGTCTCTGAACCTTCCGGGATACTCATTGCGCTTCTCCCGGTTTGGCTGCTGATTCCCACCGCCATAACGCGCTGAGGGTTCCAGCAATTCACCCGATGCACCTGATCAGTTACCCGATCAGGGGGCCAGTTTGACCATCAACCATGCCGGCTTGCACGAACCGGTCATAGGGCGACCACTCAGAAAACTTGGCCATTGATCGACTCCTTCTAGCTAAGAAGAAAGGACTACAGCCCTTTCTTCGCCTACTCACTTCTTGATGATCAGTCGGCACCAGCGTTTCAGTTCTGCTAGTGTCATTTCCCGTTTCATTTCATTCACCCGCCGGCAACACAACACTACGTTGCTCCTGCCTGTTGTTTCGGTCACGTCCCTATTTGACATCACACGTCAGATTATCAGTGTAAGGCGAATAAAATTCGCCGGGTAGGGGATGTCGAGCGTGACGTCGACCAGTACGGTGTCAGGCGCGTCCTTGTCCTGGATGATGTTGTTGAGGTCCCCACCGATCAGAACCCCGGCTTCGGTCAGGAACGTGAGCTGGCCCTGGATGACGGTACTGAGGGTATCCAGGAACCCCTGGGTGATGTTGAACTTGCCAATGAAGTTTCTCAGACCCGCGCGCATGAATTTCGCGACGAAATCTACGATCTTCGTAATGCTCAGCTCGCGCGTCTCGATGCTGGTGAGGTCGGTAGTCAGCTGATGCCTGCTGGTGAGCGGGCCGCCAGCCACCTCCTGAATGACCCAGTAGGTACCGCCACCAGCACCAACCGCCATCTGCCGCTCACTGAAGCGGTCGTTACTGCCCACCACCCGCGTGAAGCCGGTCATCGGGAAGTTGGTGAACCCCTGCTGTGGCGGCTGCTGTCCAATCATGCCGGAGATCGCCGCGCACATGTAGAAACCAGGGATGAGTTGCTCGAGGCCCTGGATGGAAGCCCCACATTGGTCGGGGGCCACCATCACCAGGCGGCGGTCAAGATAGCTGCGTCCGAGGTCGGCGTAGGTTTCGGCGATCTCCTGCTTGCTGGTGATGACAGCTCCGCGCACCTTGATGTTGAAAGACTCCGAGATCAAGGTGCTCGGCAGGTTGGTCATGGAGTAGAAGCTGTCGTCATTTTCGCCCGGCGCGAACGTCACACGCACGGTGATGTTGGTCCCCACGACCGTGGCCACGCTGTAACGCTTGCTGTCACTCGCGATGTCAAGGAACACGCCGTCCGCCACCGTGATCGTCCCCGAGGGGTCGACGCCGGCAGCCAGAAGCAGCGCAGCCAGATTCGAGAGCTTGGTGTCGAGCTCGTTGGTGACGCCCGTGCTGTCGGCGTCCGTTCCGCTTGCCACCAGCGTGTCGACCTTGCGCGCGGGCATCACGGGGTTGATGAGCGCAATACGCTCTCCCCGGCTATCGGGCTCACTCATGAAGTTGACGTGGGTCTGCCACATCTGGTGGATGACCGCCTCCTGCGTGAGAGGAGCGATGCCGTAGACCTCCTCGCTCTCCAGGAACGCGGCCGCCAGGCTGTAGGCCTCGAGCGTGCCGTAGGGGCTGTCATCGGTAACGGCGTCCACCCCGAGTCCACTGACCGTTACACCTGGGGAGTTGAGGAGCGCGAAGAACAGTCCCAACCCCAGAGGGTTGTCACTGGTGATCGGCTCCATCGCAGTAGTCAGTTCGGTCGTGCTCTCGAAAGTCAAGAGCGCGGGGTTGGCGGCTGAGGCCGTCACGTCCAGGCGCAAGGCCTTGTACGTCAGCATCAGGGGGTTGGCCGCCATCGAAACTGGAAGACCACGAGTGTCGCGCAGGATGTCCTGTTTGATCGTGACGTTGCCCGCGAGGTCCACTACCATGTCCGGACGCGGCCGGCTGGCTGGCAGGCTGCTGGCAATCTTCTTGGCCTGGATGTAGAAGCTGCGCTTCTTGAACGTCAAGAACGCCTGCTGAGTGTCCAGTCGCAGGTCAGTCGGCACTCCACCTGGAGAGACCTGCACGATCGTCCCGACGTACTCGCCCTCGGCGTAAAGGGCATCGCCCTCCTTGGGCTTGAACGCCCGGCCATTGATCGTCTGCAGGGCAACGAAGCCGAAGGTAGTGTTAGCCGTCCCACTACCGACCTCAATCTTGGATTCCTCACCGAGCTTGGTGGAGGCCAGCACCAGCTTGTTGGCAGCGACCGAAGCGAAACCCGCGCCCATGGTCGTGTTGATGGCGGTCGTCAGCTCCGACTGCGTCATCCACTGGTAGATGTCCGCGATGCCAGTGAAGCCGATGGCGGCAAACGCCGTGCTGGTGACATCCACCCAGATGATCCCGCCAGCATCAGTCGCCCCACCCACCTGAAAGCTGATGTACGTGCCGGTCGTCGGCTGGCTGACGCCCAGGTTGTTCGAGCGGTAGCAGACCGGCTGTCCGATGGCGGCGTTGATCGCGTTGATGGCCGCCACGATGTCGGCGGGCGTAGCGAACGTCACGGTGTAGAGCGTGCCGTTGACGTTGAGCTTCAAGTTGTTCGTGCCCGGAGAGCTGTAGGCATTGGTCGGAATGATTGGGCCGCCATTGAAAGTCACGGTCTGGGGGTCGAAACCATCCACCTGCACGATGAAGGTTTTGCGATGGACGTAGATAGTGGAGGCCGGGAGCGTGGTGGTGCCGGTCATGCTGGCAGCCGTCGGGTCCAGCCCAAAATCCTCCGACGGGAAGCGAACGAGCGGGCTGCGGGTGTCACCGTTGCCGTCATCCACGCCGTACAGGACGTAGCCTTCGCTGCTGGATGTCAGGCCCAGGATGGTGTTGGCCGTGCCGGTCCCCACCATGATGTAGCCCTTCTGGCTCTGAAGCTTGAGACGGTTGGAGCCACCATCATAGGCGTAGGTGCCATTGAGCACGCTATTGATCTTGTAGAGCAGGGAGTCGCTCATCCCGCCCTGGCCGGCAGTGAAGCCGATCGTGGTCCAAGCAGTCGAGCCGGTCTCCACCAGGCGAATGTGGTCGCCGGTAGCGGTTCCACCACCGACCTGGAAGCTGATATAGGTGCCTGCGACATCAGCGGTACCGTCAACCAGCGAGCGGTAGGCGATGGTCTCACCAAACTGGGTATTGATGGCGGTGATGGCATCAGCGATCGAAGCCGGGGTCGCAAACGTGATGGTGACAGGCGCGAGGTTGTTCTTCTGCGCCACCAGCGCGTTGGTTCCGACTGCGCTGTAGGCATTGCCTGGGGTCACGCGCGTGCCCTCGAGCGCGAACATCTCGCCCGGGAACAGAATCGTCTGCTCGGCCGCGCCCATCTCGGTCGTGACCTTCAGGGTCGTGTTTTTCAACGTGGTCGTGGGGAACGTGATCGTGGTCCCCAGCAGGAACGACATGATGCCGTTACGAAGGAAGGTCTCGTCGCGCTTGACCTCCTTCAGGACGCTGCCGGTGTTGATGAACGCCCTGATGCTGTCTTCCTGGATGTCGATCTCTGCAATGTTCCCGCGCGGATCTGGGAATGACAGCTGGTCAGCATAGACCTTGTCCTGCTTGTAGGTCGACAGCCCGAAGGCCGTGTACCAGGGGGCGAAGCCGAGAGCGGTGTTGGCCGTGCCGTCCAGAATCTGGAGAGTCTGGCCATCACCCTTGGTCGTGCCCTTGAGCAGGAGATAGATGCTGGCCCCGATTGTGACGGTGTAGGCCGTCCAACCGGAGGGCAACGAGCTCAGAATCTGAGCCTTCACCTGATCCGCAGTCAGATTCACGGACGTTGGGTCCGCGAACGTGACTTCCTGGGCCGTACCGCCATTCAGGCTGACCTTCAGCGTCAGGCCATCGAGCCCGACATATGGCTGGGCAAGGCCAGCCATCAGCACCGGCGGCATGCTGACAACGGCGTCGGTGTTGGCGACGTTGTTGCCAGAGGCATCCTGCTTGTAGGCCTCTACCAGCTGGAACGCAGGGCCGACAATCGCCGGGACCAGTGTTGGCTGCACGATCGTGGGGCTGACCGTGCGGAACTGCTGGATGATGGAAATGCCTGGACGGGGAAGCTCGTTGGCCATTTAAGACTCCTCTTTCAGCACGGTCAAGGACTGCTCGAAGGCGACATCCCGGATAACCCGGCCTCGAATCCGTGGAGCATTGGGGGTGGTCCCCCGCAATGGATCACGGACTGGAGTTTGCTGGGCCTGGACATTTCCTCGAACGCCCATTCTCATTTCGACTGCTTGAACCAGCTTCTGCTGGGGAGTGACCTTACCGTAGACCTGGAGGTGGAAAGGGATCTGAACCGTGGTACAAATCCACTCGCCTTCGTTATCACCAGACACGATCGCGCCAGCCGGGCTAGGACTTCCAATAGAGATACCGCGACCGAACTCGTGGATCTTGGTGTAGTACATGAACAGACTACGCAGCAACCACATATGGTTGGCCACGACCCAGGCGATGTATTCGGTTTCCAGGTCCGCACGTGAGCAACAGTTGATAGACAGGGTACCGGGGAGCAAATCGGTCTTCTGTTTGGCTCCGGTTGCAAGATTGGACTTCTGCATCTCATCTAGCGAAGTCTGGGCCCAACGCACGGGGCCGCGGACGACGGAGATACCGGGACGTTTGCCGCAGACATCCAGGCGCAGGGGGCTTTCGTCCGTGACCACGATCTCCGTATTCTGCGGGTTATCATCCCAACGGAAGCAGCCGGGATCTTGAGTGGCGAGCAGGCCCTGGATGAAGGACAATGCGGTCTTCCGCACCATCAGGAGGGGCTGCTCGGCCCAGGTAACGACAGGAGCGCTACTGGGCTGGATTCTGCCGCTGGACGTCGTCACCGGCCACCCTTTTGGAAAGCTCATCCATGAGCTTGTTGCCAGCCATCGTATATCCTGCACCCAAAGCCGTGCCTATGGGAAGCGCGTATCTGAGGAAGGTCGAGGCTTTGGGGCCAACACCTTTGGATAGCAGCCAGCGTTCAAGCGGTCTGCCCACGAGTCTGGACGTACCGTAGCCGACCCCCACGGCTGCAGCTGCTGGCAGCCCATAACGAACCAGGCGGCCGAGCATACCAGGTTGGATCTTCCGCGGTGGGCCATTCATCATGGGCCGATCTTCTTGGGGGATCTCCTGACTGATTTTTTGGAGCTCATCCCAGAACGCAGGCATAGAGATCATTGGGCCGCCATCCTTTCTGCGACCGTTGGCATGCCGGGTTCGGCCACTAATTGCTGCATTCGATCAGAGATCCTCCTACGAGCATGTCGGCTCAACCTTTGGCCTTGACCCAGCTGCATGCCCTGTCCACCAACACCTCGTGTGGCACTCTCGAAGAGTGGCTGCTCTATGTCAGCACGCATTTGACCGAATAAGCCTTGTACGGGCTCTCGAACTCCACCAGGAAGAGTGGAGATCTGATTGTGCTCACGAAGAAGCACTTCTGGGTGCACGTGTCCAGTTGTGAGGGGGAATCGCTGTTCCTTGACCCCCCTCGCGGCCATTGCCATCTCGTTCATTTCATGCCCACGAATGATCGCCTCCGTAGCTTTTCTGGCTTCTCCGGGCATGTTTCGGGCGGCCGGCATACCAACGCCTCTCATCAGTCCAACTACCCCACCCGTTCTACGGGGCATGGTAATCTTCCCCGTGACTTGTCCGAGTAACTTCTCGGCGGCAGCAGCCTGCTCCGGGGTGATCTGTCCAGACAGGGCCATGTTTTTGATATGGGGCATTGACAGACCGGCGCTGGCGGCCTCTGAGAAAGCCGCTGGGCCACGATGCATGATTGAAACGGATGGTCGCATTGGCAAATGTAAGATCTTACCTTTGCTCCGTGCGAGCGTATGCTCGACGTCCGCCATCGAGAACCCGATCTTCTCCAGCTCGTCCCAGAAGGCGGCGTAGGAGATCTCAACCATTTCGATACCCGTAGGCTTTCAAGATCGCAAGGATATCTTCCTCACTGGTTGCGGCTTCCAGGTTCTGGGGGTTGCTGAAGTTGCGTTCGGCGCTGGGCTCGAGCGCGGCCAGGTCTTGGATGTTAACCGGGAGCTCGAACTCGATATCTCCCGGGACGATTTCGTGCAGAGTCAGTTCTTGATGCACGGGCGCTCGCAGGCGCTCAGTGCCAGAAGTACGTATGACTCTCCACCTACGATTTTCGATCTCCACGAAGATGTCATCGGGCTTGACGATAGGGTAGGCCCCCATGCGCGCAGACGTGTTCGACTGCTGGGTGGCACCCGTCTGTATCTGTTGGTCGGCCTCCATCGAGGGATCAAATTGTATCCAGAGCTGGATAGGGTCCAGATATCCACGCGCAAACTGGGCATCAATGCACGTCGGGCAGCCTGACCGCAGTTTGCGCATGGTAGAGCCCCTACTGATATCCATGCAGTGGGGGCAGTATTGTCCGAAGGTACGTTTAGGGAACAGCCAGCACATGCGGCCGTTGAACTCGCGTAAGACCGTCTGCTCGAGCATTTGGATCTCAAGAGCAATCAGATCTGGCTCCGCGATATTGGTAGCGGACTTTGAGACCTCCACGTTTTGGGGGTCAGCTTTTTGTGTGCTGCGAATGCGGTAATAGAGCTGCCGCCACCTATGCAGGAGGTTCACGCGGTCATCAAGGAAGCGGTAGCGGTCACTGAAAGGCCCGGCCATCGGATCCCACGGGCCTTCGGGGCTCTCACTACGCAGGACCTCCCAGGTGAAGTCGTAGGGATCGAGAGTCGTGTTTGCGATCTCCCACGTGACCTCCAGCGAGTCCAGACTCAGGCTACGAACTCGCAGGTTCTGGAAGGTGAAGTTCGGCATGTTCTAGAGCGCCCAGATCTTGAGGCCTTCCTTCACCTGCTGCCCAAATCCCATCTTGGGGTGTGGACCAGGCATTGGTGAAGCCCCGGTGCCGGCGGAGGTCTTCAGCTTCTCGGCCGTCATCTTCACGCTGGCCTTCCTCACGCTTGCGGGCGCACCCTTGGTGGCCTTCAACGCCTGCTGCACGATCTTGGCCTTCTCCTGGGCTTCGGGCGAGGTGAAGTCGGCCTGGGCCTCCATGTCCGCGGTCTTGGCTCGATACTGCCTGACTGCGGCCGTCGCACCGGCTACCCCACTACCCCGACCAAAACCCTTGAGGTAGGCACCTTCCGTCCCGAGGTCCGCGTTCTTCTCCCCCATGCAAGCGGTCTTCCCACAATGGGCACCGGCGATCTTCCGGCGGAGGGAGGCGATCTTCATGGTGGAGTTCTCGATCTGAGCCAGTTGCCTGCCCCAACCATCGGCCCACGCGAGTTTCTCTGTCTCGGCCGCGCCGACTTTTGGAAAAGCGCCCTCGGCAGCTTCTCTTGCGTACCGGCCACTAGCCGCATCCCCTACGCGCCCGGCTACGGCAGCTTCACCCCTATTGGCTGCTGCGAGCTCATGCGCGGACATGCTTTTAGTCGACCTACGGGCCTTTTCCATAATCTCTCGGATCTTCCTTTTCGAACTAGAAGTCCAGCCTGTGGCCTCCTTACTTGTAGCGATCTTGAGCAGGTCGTCGGCCGACATCTGCATGAGCTGGTCTTCAAGCGAGATGGCAGCGACCTTCTCCTGCTCGCCGTCGTAGAGGCCCTTCAGGTACGAGTTCAAGGTCTGCATGGATCACCTATTTCTTTGGGGTCTTGATCTTTTTGGCAGTCGTATGCGGGAGAATGCCATCAGAGTTCTTCTCCAGCGCACCAGGCGTGTGATCAGTTTCGATTCCGTAGCGGCGGTTCGGAATCAGATTGATCGCGTCCGCCGCCTTAACGAAAGGGCGGGCACCACAAAGCTGTCGAACGAGATCGACACCGGCGGTCTTCTTCTTTCCCACATGATAGGCGGCCGCACCGAGGGCGGTAGCCCCTGCGCCGACAAGGTACTTGTTACGGTGTTGGCCAAGATGCAGTCCCACGTGCTCGGCTGCAGTCGGATTTCTACCCGCTGATTCTCGAATGAGATCTTTGATAGCCTTTATGGCTATCCCACGTTCCTCACTTGGGAACTTCTTGGTAACAGCTCGCCCCAGTCTGTAAGCGCTATCGAAACTGGCAGTCTTGCTCTTGCTGGCAGCTACTGCTCCCTCTGCCAGGCCCATGGCATTCTGGTGCTCGGCGTCCTGGGACTCGATCATTTGCCTCTGCTGCTGGGCCTCAGCCTCTGCGTCCTCTTGATCTCTCATCCCAAGCTCGCCCTGGACGGCCTCAAGCAGCTCCATCAGTTCCTCGTCCTCCATGCCTTCGAGGTCTAGACCCCCCTGCATGCCCTCCTCTTCCATCTCTCCTGGGACGCCTTCTTGCCCGCCACCCAGCTCCATGCCTGGGGGCATCTCATTGCCCTCTGCCAGCATTGGGGGGACCTCCCCCTGCTTGGGCATGGCTTCCTGTCCAGGCTGAGGCTGTTCTTGTCCAGGCTGGGGCTGACCTTGCGCGTTTGGGTCCATAGGCTGCCCGGTCGCGGGGTCGATAGCGGGAGGAGCGGGTGGAGCAGTGGGATCGGACAATGCAAGCTGCTGGAGCTGCTGCCGGTAATCTTGAATGCCCTGGCGCAAGCGCATCAGCTCTTCGTTGGCAGCCATCGACTGCGTCTGGGTCTGCTGGAGTTGGCCACCCATTTCCTGCTGGGTCTGCTGGAGCTGCTGGGTCGCCTGGTCAGCGGTCGCCTGTGCCTGTTGTGCCTGTTGACCAGCCTGTGCGGCGCTGGCTTCTGCCATCTCAGCCCGTTGGCTAGTCTCCTGGAGCTTCTGCTCCATGAAGGCGGCTTCGTTCTCGGCCTGGACCTGAGACAGCTCCTGGTCCTGGTTCACGCGCGACATAGCGCGCGCATACTGCAGATCTTCGGGGCTGGTGCCCATGCCCTCGGCATCATGAACCACAGGCATCTGGACCTGGGGGCGAGTACGCTCACGTACGCCCTCATTCATGAGCGTGCCGGGATCAACCTTTCCGTAGTTGCTGCCATAGCCACCCATGTGCTCGCCTTCAGGCTGGCTCTGGGGGTTGCCGAGATCGGCCTTCTTCCTGATGCTGGCGCGCTTCACGCGGACGAAGTAGGAGGCAGCCTTCTCCCACGGGATGCTACGATCACCGTACACCGCCCGCTCGAGATTTCTGCTCATAGTGCTCTCCTACTTGTCGTACGTCAGGAAGAAGACGTTAGAGACCGCGTTGTGCTCGAGTTCCAGATAGTCAGTCTTGCTGATCTTGGTCGCTCCTACGGTCGCGGCGACCAGTCCCAGAACTGGGAGCGCCGTACCACTGGCCAGGACGTCGCCTTCCTTGGTCAAGCAGATGACAGCAGTTTGCTCTAGTTGGCCATAGCCGTAGCTACGAACGCCGGCAGTTGCTTGCGAGGTGGCGGCGTTGATGAACGCCACGATCGTATTCAACTTGGCGCTCCCCCACGCGACGGTGTCTGGAAATGTGATGGTGACCACCGGCGTGCTGAAGACCATTGTGAGGCCGCGGACGTTCAGACCCTTGTACGGGTCGACTGGGGATGATCCCACGAGCAGGCCCTGCAGGAAGTCCTGTACTTCCTGCCGGCTCTTGAACTCCTTAACGTAGATCATTTTGCTCTCCTAGCCAAAGATCCTGAAAGGATCTTTTACGATCGCTATTGGACCAGGGCCCCGTAAAAGGAGTTTATGAACGAGAGCTCGGACCCTACGCCATGTTCCCCAACGATACCATTGATGTTCAGGCTGACCTTGACCTTGATCTTGTCCTGCTCGTACTTGTTCTGCATGCGATCGAGCCACTGCATCAGCATCGGGCTCTTGTCGTTGATCGCGACATTGATTCCGCCGTCAGAGAAGTTCAACTGATTGCGGGTCTGCAAGAACCCAACCGACTGAATGAGGGCTACAGCCGTTCCATAGCGACAGAGACTGGTGAAGCCCATCTCAGTCAACTGATCGATCGTGTACTGCCCGAGCAAGGGTGGAGTACCGTTGAAGTCACTGAGGAAGTCGACTACAGCCCAAGCGATGAGCCGGTTGCTGCTCTCTTCACCGCGAATCAGCCGGTTCAGGTGGGGATAGTCCCTCATCCATAGCCGCATCATGTTGATGAAGGCATTGAACGTGTCTGACAGCCCGGGGATCGAGCTCGTACCCTGAAGTTCGCTCACTTGCGTTTGCTCTTGGGCGTGGAGTCTTCGGGCAGTGGCCCCTCGATCTTGGGTTCGATCACCAAGCTCTCAGTCGGGGCCTTGACCTCGGTAACCAGGTCCAAAATCTTCTTGGTGAGCTTTGGCCGCTCCGCCGGAGCTGAGGGTGCGGGTGGCTCAACGAAAGGGAAGTTCAATTTCCCACAAGCTCGCAGGGTTTGCACGCGCGGCTGGTAGAGAAGGGAGTCATCAATCTCTTCGACCTTCTCGGGGGCGATCGTAGTGTGACCGATTTCGATCGGCTCTTTGCTGGTGTTCTTGACCTGCATGACTATCTCCTCTTTCCCTTCTTGCTATGCTCGACCACTCGCGCCTTCTCGGTCTCCGACTTCGGCTCTTCGGGCTCGGCTTGGAAGGCGGTAGAGAAGTCCAGTTCTTGAGCTCCAGGAGCTTGGGTCACGCCCACAGACTTAATGTCCTCGGCTGGGATCTCCATGTCATCGGTGACGACCCCGGGCATGGTGACCATCTCTTCGAGCTGTTTCTCGATCTCATCCTTCACGGGGACTTCGGATGGAGTGGACTTGGTAGGTTGTAGGGGTAGGTCATGTATTTCCTGTCCTCGGCGGATCTTCAGGACCCCGTGTTGGTCACAGAAGACAGTCTCTCCATCTGGAGTCGTTACTTGGAACGCCCCCATACGGACGCGGTCGAGGATAGTAGTCATATGTTTGTCGAACTCCTCGGGGGAGAGTCGCATGCAGTCGTTGTGGAGCATACGCCTACCAGCCAGGAACTGCTTTTGACGGACTCTACCGGGCTGGTAGAAGCGCCGCACTTTGGTCTGTGGGTGCATTGCGACGTTGGTGATAGTGAATACCGGCTCTGACATGGTTACCTCCAATGATGGCTATATCTTACAGGCTTGGCCGTGGTCTTGAGAAGCGATTTTCCATAAGAGAACGGGAGCCTGGATGATCCAGGCTTCCCAGAGGTTAATTGTAGGGGGATGATGCCTAGTACTGCTCGACAGCCGGGTAGTGGAGACCCTGGTCAACACGGTTGTTGACTGCGCCGAGGTCCTCTTCCTCCATCGGGGTGACGGCGGAGAGGATGCTGTTGGCGTTGTGGAGGGTGGCGTCGCCGGAGTACAGCTCCATCTTCCGCACCGCTGCGATGTTGATGATCCCCAGGGCGATGTCCTCCCAGGACTGCCAGGTGATCAGGTTCGCGATCTTGTCGATGTAGAACTTGGTGTTGTTCAGGACGTAGAACTTCCCGAAGAACTCCGGCTTGGTGAAGGTGTAGAGGTTGCCCGGCCGCAGAAGGTCGGTCTTGATCGTGCGGGTGTACGCACGCCCGAGGAGCGTGTTATACTTGTACCCGTCGGTCGTGGTCTCCGACTGCAGGCGGTTACCAAAGTCCTCCACCGTCCACTGCAGGATGTCGTCCCAGTCGACCTCGGTGAGGAGGGTCATTTCGGCGCGGAGCCGGTGGCCATCCAGCATCTTGTAGAGGTTGACGACGTCCGGCCTCTGGAGCGGCAGGCTGACGCTGCCGTTGGTGGCGGCCGCACGGGCGAGCTCGCCCTTACGGACCGAGAACTCCACCGGCGGGGTGACGCCCTGGAGGGTACTGGCGTTGAGGATGGGAGCGGCGGCCACGCCGTTCGCCTCGGCCTGCAGCGCCTGGACGGCGGCCTCGATGTGGATGAGGAACTCGCGGTCCTCGATCTCCTGGATGTCCTTCACCGAGTTGTCCTCGATGACCTTGGTGATGGGCATCTCGTACGCCAGGAGCTCCTGCTCGACCTTCTCGAACTTCTCGCTCGAGATGGTGAAGAAGGGGATCTCAGCGCGGGGTGCGCGAACGAAGTTGGCACTCGGCTGACCGCGGAAAGACACAGCCATGGCACGCGACTTCGGCTCAACGTCCACGATCTTCACGAGGGTGTCGTGCTTGGTGGAGCGCTGGCAGTCGGCGCGGGTCACGGGCTCGGGGGGGAGGATCTTCCGCGCGAAGGAAACCTCACGCAGACGGTCCCGGATGTAGTTGCCGCCGTACTCGGCGATCTTCTCTTTGCCTTCCGTCGTCTCCAGCCGCTGGCTGAAGAGTTCGGTAAGGACTTGGGCGGAAGTACTCATGTGCGTCGTCCTTTCCCGACCCTTAGGTCAGCGTGTTGAAGAAGCGGAGCTTCTGTCCGTTGATGGATGGCATTCTGGTGACGTAGCCGATCGTAAGGCTAGGACCAGCCTGCAGCTTCAGGCCCGACTTGGTCAGGAGGTCATAGGTGACGTCCGCGACCATCAGCGGGCTGCCATGAGCAAGCCCGCCGGCCGAGTCGAAGATCAGGGTGTCGGCCTCGTACTTACCGATGTACAGGACCGGTACCTTGCCAATGGCCTGGACGTCGCTTCGGCCACGCTCACCGAAGACCACCCAGGACAGGGTGAGTCCACCCGACCTGATGGCCTGCTTCGTGGTGTTGTACTGCAGCCACTCGCCATCCAGGAGCGGGTTAGACCCGTTCGGGTTTGCCAGATCCCTGACCGCGAGCGGCAGGTCACGCCGGTAAACCAGTTCGACTGGAGTAACCAGTCTGAAGTTCTCGACAACCATCTCGTTCTCCTTCGTTCGTCAGCGGTTTCCGCTGATCAGCTGTTGTCAACCGAGGTGCCCAAGCAAGTAGGACTCAAGCTGGGTCGAGCCGTTACCGGGCTCGAGTTCGTCACCGAGATTCCCAAGCTGGCCATTGGGGGAGGACATCTTGACAGCCTCCTCCATGACATCCAGCTTCTTGCCCGCTTTCAGCGCGGTCTCGATCGAGGCAACCTTCTCCTCCATCGTCTCGCCCAGGGCGGTGATGTTCTTCTCGGTAGCGACCTTTGCCAGTTCGTTGATGCGCGTCCTCCGCTCGTAGTCGTGGATCTTCGCGGTTGCTCCGGCCAGCTTCTTCATCAGGCCATCGCGCTCCGCTGCCAGACTACGCAGCATGGTAGGCACCGCGGAAAGGACGGCAGCCACCTTCTGGGAACTGATCTTTTCCATGGTGTCTCCTTACCTGCCCATGCCGGGAGTAGCCATCGAGGACGCGCCCCCACCACTCATGCCAGCACCAGCGGTCGTGCCGAACTGGCCCGCTTTCTCCTTCTCACCGTCGTCCTCATCTTCCTTCTTCTTGGCTTCCAACGCCGCCTTCAGCTTCTCAGCCTTCTCCTTCTCTTCCAGTGTGGCGTCCTCACGCTCACCGGCCTCCGCGATCTTGCGGAGGTACGCCCTGGCCGCCGCTGCCTTGACATGCGAGATCTTCACTCCCGCCTGTCCAGTGGCATCCAGGTTGTTTTGAAGGACCGGATCCGTTGACTTCTTCTGGGCTGGCTCGTCGAGAACCTGACCCATCTGTCGCTTGGGCTCGGCCTTCGCATCACCCTTGTCGTAGTTGATCGCTCGCTCGAGCGTGTCGATCAGATCGCGCTGGCTCTCGGCCGCCCCCGGGAGCTTGGGGACGTTCTCCTCACTGGCGCTGGCGTTCGGATTCACCAGCGGCTCGCTGCCAGCACGGATGTTGGCGTTGCCGTCATGCTCGTCCTCAGCCTGCTTGCAGAGAGCGCGCACGAGTCGAATAGAGGCCTTCTTCTCTTCAGCCTCATCTTCCTTGCGACTCTTAGTGGCCATTCCCCCAAAGGGGTTATAGGCGTTTCTCTGGTCCTCATGCTTACGGGCAACATAGTCCTGGTGCCGACCCAGCAATTGCTCGATCGTACCAGTCATGTGTTGCCCGCCTAGGAAGTGGGATTTTGCCGGGTTCTCGTTGGCGTACTCTTTGTTCGCCTTGGACTTCTCATGGTGCGCTCTGGCCATGGCATTGGCCTCAGCAGCATCGAGCTTGTGACCCGCTTCGCTCAGAGAGAAGGCCACTTTTTCCTTCTTCTTCTCTTCCTTCTCTTCCTCGTCCTCACCCGCCTGGAACTCGGTCGACTCCTTGGCCTCGTGCTCAGGGGTCTCTTCCTTGTCAGACTTGTCCTCGGCGATCTTGCGCAGGAGCGACCTCATCCTACGCACGGACGAGCTCTTCTCCACCAGCTGCGGCTGGGTGCCAGTGCCGCCCGGGACGTCGTTCATATCGGTCTCGAGCGAGGAGGCCGCATTGAGCTGGCCGTCTTTCGGCCCGACGGGGTCCTCACCCGGCTTCATGGGCGGCTGAGACCCACTGGTTGCCTGGCCCGTTACATAGTTCTGGGTGCCAGGCGTGCCATCCTCGTTCAGCGGCAGGGCGGTCTCACCCTTGCCGGCTCCCACGAGCGGCTCTTCGGCCACCTTCACCCAGTTGATCGCGGGAAGATGGCTGTTGATGAAGTCCAAGGCCGAGGCGACCTTCTGCACGAGGCCGGAAGAGACATGCCCCTTCTTCTCTTCCTCTTTCTCCTCGTCCTCTTCCTTCTCTTCCTTCTTCTCCTCTGCGGAGGTCTCTTTGGGAGGCTCCTTGCCCTTCTCGTCCTCGGCCTCGGCCTCGGCAAGCTTGGTGCGCTCCTGAGCCTCCGCGATTGCACCGTGAATCATCTGCTGCAGGGTCAATCGCATCACGTTCTCCTTTTCAGGCCTGCCCGGGTGGTGGCGTGGCTTTCAATTCCGATCCCACGTTCACGTCCGTACCAGGTGCCTCCACATTAGATCTGGTGTAGTTGGTACTCTTGCCCATCTTCGTAGATGGGTTGACCGCCTTGGGTTGAATCTGTGGTGGCGCGATCGGTGGCTTCATCTCAGACGGCTTGGTGGGAACAGAGCCAGCTGGCGGTGGGAAGTCCGCCATCTTTTCCAGCTCGTCGAAGAAGGCCGCCAACATCACGTGTTCCACAGGTTCAAGCCACGGTGGTCAACCCCGGGGGCCGAAGCCCCCGGGGAGACGGATCATGCTACTGGTTCCACTGCACGGGGTAGCCGGCTTCCTCCAGCATCTGGAGGGCACGGATCTCAACCTGCGTGCCGACATCCTCGGCCTGCTTCTCGTAGCCGGCCTCGGCCAGCATTTCCTGAGCGCGCTCGAGCGCGGCAGCCTCGAACTGCTCGTCAGCGGACTTCTTCTCCTTGTCCTTCTTCAGGTAGTGATGGGCAACCCCACCCGCAAGCGCCAGGCCAGCGGCCGGAGCCGCCACGCGCTTGCCGAACCGCTTCAGTCCCTCAGTCAGTTCCTTCTTGCCGACCTCACGTGCCAGACCACGGGCATGAGACTCGACGTCAGGGCCACCGATCACACCATGGCCAGCCTTGAGGACCTTGCTCAGACCGCCCCGGATCTTGGACACGCCAGTTGCCTCACCGACCTGGCCCGGGAGCTTCTTCACGGCCTCAGTCGCCCGCCGATAGCCAAGGCGAGCCGAACTGATCTGGGGGCCAATCATGTCCTCTTTTGCCTGCTTCTCGATGCTGGCGAGCTCATCGACGTAGGCGTGCGCCATCGCACGGCCGAGATAGTCGGACTCGGCCAGCTTCTCCTGCATCTCGGTCTCAGCCGTGGGGGCAGGGGCGGAGGCGGTCTTGCCCATGTTGCCCTCGACCTCGGCCAGCAGCTGCCCGACCTCGACGTCAGACAGGCTATTGAGATCGACACCCTCTTCCGCAGCCAGCTTCACCAGGAACTCGGCGGCCGCCTGCTTCTGCAGGTCCTCACCGGTGTAGCCGCCGCCAAGCACTCCCAGGTTCTCCTGGGTGTTGTAGAACTCTGCCAACGAACGATCCATCTTGCTTCTCCTTGATTGGTTTACGTTACTTTCAGCGGCGACGTCTCATCGAGGTGCGAAGCCTCTGTCGTCAACCAATGATGCTCTTACCCATATTGAGAATACCCTTCCCAATTTGAGCAGGCAGATGCGAACCTGTTGCCTGAAGTGCACCGCCAAAAGCAGCCAGCCCCGTAAGGAGCGGGTGCTCAGATATCATCTCCATCGCGTAGCTCGGTCGCTTGCCAGTGTAGAGGTCGCGTTGGATCTTCATGCCGGCCAACCTTGACAGCAGCATGCCCCCAGGGATGGCTGCTGCCAGGGCCAGGTTCTTCAGCGCTCCAACATCCGCGGTCTTGGCAAACACGTCCTCTAGCCCCATGCCATAAATCTGGGCCTGCACTTCCGGGTACTGATGGAGATAGTCGGTCATCTGCGCGATCTTCTCAACCACCTGTTCACGGTAGCCATTATACGCAGCAGATACCTTGTCCATCAAATCGTTTTTGATGACCTCCGGTTCCCCAGTCTCGGACGGCTTCGGGATACCAATAATGGTGATACGAATCATCCGCCGAGTAAGAGGGGGGCCAAAGTCACTACGGTCATCAATCGAGCCCTTCAACAGCGAGGCAATCAGCTTGCTGATGAACTCTGGCCCCATGGGGATGGACCTGTCGATCTCATCTGTCTGGTCGAAGACCTGGTGGCGGTCGTCCATATCGTTCGCGAGCCGGCCCTTACCCATGCGGCTCAAAGCAATGCGCTGGAACTCATGTGGGCGAAGGACCATCCCCATCATTGTGGGGGTGGATAGCGCCTCCCTCAACGGCTGCTCCCCCATGCGATCGAGCACTTCTCGCGGGAGGTCAGGCTCTGACCGCTGAAGCACGGGGATCGCTTTGTTCATGAACTGAGATGGCACAACTTCCTTTGTAATCTCTGCACGCTTGCTTTGGGAAGCCTTTTTTTCCTTGATACTGCGAAGGAGCTGACGTGTCCGTTCGATCGAGTTGGACGTGACGGAGGCTGCCTTCTCGAAACCCGTCTTGTGGGTAGCCGGCATGTCCTCCTCCTCCTCGTGATAGCCGTAGTGATCTGCAAGGTAAGAAGAAGGAACCACTACTTGTGCACGATTCCCTACCGAAGCCAGCTTGGCCATCATATAGGAGGTCTTGTCCGCGCCGATGAATACGAATGAGATGTCGAAGAACCTTGGATAGGGATTGAACGCGCAAACCTTGCGGCCGTCGGGGAGGATCTCATTCGCACGATATTTTAGGAAGTCGTCGTAGTCGTCACGGGTAATTGACAGCCCACTGATCGGCTTTACCTGCTTGTGATACTGCAGAACCGCAATGCCTGGATGCCGATGTTGATCGGGTTTGTAGGTAGCAAGAGCTTTTCGATAAAGTTCCCAGTCGGTAGTGATTGAAGACAAATCGTAAGGGACCTTACATCCCATGCTGGTGCTAGGTAGCATCCCCTGATCAATCTTATCTACCACTCGTTGCGCCCCAACTCGCTCAGCCGCGTCCCGATCAATACGAACAATGAGTTCTACGCGATGCATATTGGTGTTGTAGACAGCCAACTCCACAGCGCCAAATGCCCGTTTTGGATCTTTATTTTGGTGATGCTGAAATGGCTTAGCGTAAATCAGAAATGTCTCATATCCATATACCGGTCCACGATGGATCAAGAACTCTTCTTCGAAACCGTCTGAATTTATGTTGCTAGACCAGTACTCAAATGCGCCTAATGCGTTCACGAGCGCGTAGATGGAGTTCGGATTCGGCTTCAATCCATCCAAGTACGTTCGGATCTCGGGTAGGAACGGACTCGCGACCTTATCCATATAGGAGTGATGGAGTTGATCCGGATGCCGGAAGATCTCAATCAGTTGATGTCCCTGCTGGTCGTGGGCAGGGAACTGACAGAGTTTGATCATTGTTACTTCCTACCCGGGAACTTAGCTTCTGCTTGCTGTCTTAGTGTGGGTTTAGGGGCCGGTGTTGCTGGGGCCGGCGGCCCAGCACCAAAGACATGCTCGGGCCCGTATTTGCGGAGCTGGGAATCGTACTGCTTGAGCTTGGCCTTTTCCGCCAACGTCTCGACCGGCTTCTCTGGCTTCTCGGGCTTCTCGGGCCTGTACTTAGACGCTCCCGAGATGAAGGCATCCAGGACCGGGTCTGACTTATCGTGGCCCCTGGATATGGTCATGGCCGTCTGCGGATCTACGTAGGGCTCTCCGCCCATCTCCGAGCGGTCAAGGAAGCGAGAGACGGCAGAGCCCGCCACCAGTGGATCGGTAGCGAGGTCAGGGTTCAGGTGGTAGACGCTATTGAAGGCCAGGTGGACCTGCTTGCTGTCCTTCTTTGCCAGGCTAGGGTTGGCCTCGATCATGGACTTCATAGCGCGGCCACGCACGATCGTGTCCTTCAACCTACCCAATCCATAACCACCCGCCATGGCTCCGGCAGCCAGCGTGGCGGTAGCAGCTCCTGTTCCCAGGCCACCCACCAGATGCTCCTTGAACGTGCTCCAAGCGCCGGCAGTCTTTTGCAGGCGCTCGCGCAGACGGAGGAGTCGGAACTCGCGATCGATATCGTCGAATTGGCTCATCACTGGTACTCCTCTTCCGACTGCCCACCATAGAGGCTCTTGGCCTTGGCCTTGAGCCTCTGGTAGGTCTCGCTCTTGCGGACCTTGTTCCCGACCAGAGCAGCAGCCACGTAGGGGGAGGCCCTGGCCGCGAGCTGGGCGGTCTCGCTCTTCACGCCAGCTTCTGTCAGCTGATTAGCGAGTGCATTCCCCGCGCGGTTCAAGCCACTAAAGGTCCCAGCGATAACCTTACCAGCACCCGCGGTCTTGTGCAGCAGGGCATAGGCGATATCCAGTGCTCGACTCATCGGTTACCCCCCATGCCCGCCTTCAGGGAGACTTCGATCTCTTTTCTTTGATCTTCCAAGACCGCCATCGCCTGCTTCATCACCCGCAGATCGCTGGCGGTCTTGGTAAACTCCACGAAGGTAGCCACGACCCCATGCTCGGGGTTGGGCTTGTGTCCGGCCTCGGTCGGTTGCCCCAGGCTCTGAATGAAGGCGTGCTTGGTCATGACCCCGTGGTTGACCAGCTGGTTGCGGACGGTTTCCATGCCCGCCAGCAGGTCCTGTTTACTGCCGAAGTAGGACCAGGCGGCTGCGATCTTGGACAGCGGCTCGCCTACCAACACCATCTTCTTGACCTCCTGCGCGAGATCTTCTTTCAGCATCTCCATGTGGGTGGTAGCACAGGAGATCTTACTCATCAAATGCTCCTGTGCGCCGGTCGCGGTCGTGCGAAGGGCGTGCAGGTCTGAAAGACCCGGAGGCGTCATAACCGAGGCGTGCTTGCCGAAGATCTCATCTTCTACGTTGCGAGCACGGGGAGCCGAAGGAGGTGCAGAGTAATCGTCGATGTAGCGCGTGTCAGACTGACTACCGTCATTCATGCCCTTCAGCACGATCGAGGGGTCGGCCGGGCCACTCGTGAACTCGACATTGCGGACGGACCCACCTTTCTCCCACTCGTTCTGGAACGCGGCCTGGTTGGCGAACTCACACACACGGCGCGCATGCTCTGGTCCCAGATCTTGATCTCTGATGACTTCTAAAACGGCTTCGGAGAGGGGAGTACTTTGATTGGAATACATGGCTGCCGCCTGCTTGCCGAGCATTTGAAGACGGCCTGGATCTACGGGGCGTGCTCGAGCTTGTTCAATGATCCCCTGCGGCACGGCTCCTAGTTCTCTATCCATGTGCGGCATGCTGTACCTCGTGGGGCTGATTCTAGGCGGTAAGACCTCTGAGGTCAACGGATCTTGCCGCAACTCCTAGTACTTGTTACTCTGTGAAAGGTACCACGCAGAGGACGCACATGGGAAGTACAGATATCAAAGCAGTCGGGACCTTGGCTGACTATGTCGAGCCAAAAGAGGCCCGGGAGATGTTGGGCATCAGCCACTCCACTATCTGGCTCTACCTCAAGCACGGCATCCTTCAAGGCCGGCACTTCAAAGGTCATGGCCGGCGGTACTTCATACGAAGAGCTGATATCCAAGCTCTGTTGGAGTTAAGAGATCGCGATGTAGAGCCATGCTCTTTGAAGGAGCTACTACAAGGTGTGAAGATCCGTATCCACAGTGTGGAAACCCGGCTGGACTTCATCATGCAGGTACTAGGTCTAGAGGTCTCAGCCCTGCGCGACAAACCGATAGAGAAGTTGCTGAAGATCTATAACGATGCGACGGTAGTGGTGTCTGAAAACCCGCGCTTCATACATGCACATCAGGTCCGGAGCTGGGCAGAAGTCATGTGCCAGTTCACGGAGCTTGAATTCCAACGGATGGTGGGGCCCACACAAGACATCCATCCATGGAAGCCGATCTTCAATCTTTGTGTCGCGCTCCTTACCGACCTTAGACGACGCAAGCGCTTTGGGTTTGATACCAGCTTACAGCAGACCTACCGGATACTGGACAAAGCCCGCAAGCAGTTGAGTCAGGCGGCATTGGTATTTGAGCACAGTATGGCCTCGAACTTCGGGCCGCTCAAATCTGCACGCATTCACCGCATACACAGTCATGCAGACTCCTTAGATCGCTATATAGAGGCCGAAATAGGGCTTCCAGACACCCAAAACTGAAAAAACTGATCTCCTTCCGGGTATAAGGATTATGGACCAAGAGAATGCGCTTTTGGCCCAAACATCCTTGGCCAAGGAGGAAGGAAATGAGTCACATACGCCAGCCACGATCTTCACAAGCTCAGGCGAACGTCGCCGAAGCGCAGGAGCCCGAGCAGGTGGACCCGACCAAGAAGCTGCTCGACGACCTCGGCAAGCGGCTGGGAGATCCGCAGGTCATCGAGAACGCCGTGAAGGCCGGCGTGCTCGGGGCTGTCGGCGAGGTCCTCCGCCATAAGCAGAACACGCTGTACGGCACGACCAAGGCCCTCTTCGAGCAGGAGGGCTGGCAGGGGAAGGCCGTAGGCACGTCCGCGATCGTCGGAGCGGTGGGCGTCGGCGCGCTCGGAGTCGAGATCATCGGCCGGAAGGGGCTGGACTGGGAGTCGGGTCCGGTCAGCTGGCTGCTCTCCAAGATCTTCTAGTCCTGCCCGCATCCCACCTTCATCCCCGGCTTGTAAAGCGGGGGTCATTTTTAGCTATAAGAAAGGTAACCGAGAAAGGAGTTCGCATGAGTAAGGCCGAGCGCGTTCGCGCGATCGAAGCACGGGTCTACACGATGGTGGGGTCTCGTTATCCCATCAACTGGGAACAGCTGACGGAGGACGATCTGTACAAGGTCCTGGATCTACTCCGCGACATTCAACGAAGGACCGACCGCAACGTGGATGACGCCAAGACCCAAATGCGGGCGAAAGCTCGCAGGATGGGCATACCTATTTGAAAGGAGTGCCAATGAAGAAGCTGATCGAAGTTCAGGAGCAGTCCGGTTTCGATTCTCTGATGGGTGAGCGCATCACGCTGTTCTGTCTCAACTACATCTATACGGGCAAGCTCGTCGGCGTCAACGAGAAGTACGTGCTCCTCGAAGATCCCGCCATCGTGTACGAGACCGGTGCGTTCACCGAGAAGGATTGGAAGGACGCTCAGGCCCTCCCCAACGAGATGTACGTGATGCTGGCGTGCGTGGAGAGCTTCGGGAAGGTGAAGTGATGCAGCGGTCATGCAAGCAACGCTATAGGTCTGAGTCTGGGTCGGGGTTTGGGTCTAGGTCGGGGTCGGGGTCGCGGTCGCGGTCGTGGTCGTGGTCGGGGTCGCGGTCGTGGTCGTGGTCGTGGTCGGGGTCGCGGTCGTGGTCGGGGTCGCGGTCGGGGTCGTGGTCGTGGTCGGGGTCGCGGTCGCGGTCGTGGTCGTGGTCGGGGTCGCGGTCGCGGTCGTGGTCGCGGTCGTGGTCGTAGTAGGCCACCACAACAAGGGAGATCGCATGCAGACACGAACGGAGTTGGATGCCAGCTGGAAGAAGGCGGCTGACCGCTGCCAGCGGCAGTACAACACGAGGGTGGTGGCCGCCATCAAGGCCACCATGGAGTTTCTCGCGACCTACTGGGAAACGACTCTGCGCCGGAGACTCTTCGGCCACGAGGAGCAGCAGGGCAGCTACTGGGTGGCGGCGGACATGTTCGAGATCAATCAGGCCCTGCTTAGGGCCTGTTGGTGGCCTCATCGTCACCCACATGTCTTGCCGGGCTGTGTAGCGTTCAAGGCCGACATCCCCCTGATCGGTCGAAGGGGCGTCATCAACCTCCGCCAGGTGCCCGCGGACACAGAGGTCAAGCTCGTAGACCCCAAGAACACGGGGGAGGCATTCTTGGAGATCGAAGGTTTCGTGGGCAACGAGGCCAAGCACTCGGTCATCATCCTCGGCTTGGAAGATGGCCAGGAGGTGGTATTCACCGTCCACCCAGGAGACCCGGCTCCGCACATCGGCCTGCCCCTAGATCTGGTCAAAGCCCAGCTCGGAGACATCACCACCATCACGGCTGCCCAGGCCCTGGAGTTCGGTCTGACTTTCGCAGCGACCTCCTAACTACGGAGGTCACCGTGAACAAGAGGATCAAGGGCATAGAGAAGGGCTTGAGGCTGGTCAGTACGCCCATCAACTTGGGCGGTGGCAGGTCCACCAAAGATCCCCGCATGGCACTCCAGCTGGCGATCAAGGACGCGCTGGACCCAACCAAGATGGATGGCCCCGTACGAGCCCTTAAAGATATGTCGCCCGAGGAGCGGGCGGCTATCGAGAAACAATACGGGACCAAGATCATAGAAGGCGATCGTAACGCGCTGGTTACTGTCGAGGTCTTTGTATCATTTGTAACCGAGCGCGCAGTGCTGGTACTTCAAGGTGTTCCTGGTGCCTCATGGCATACTCGGTGCTGGCTCCCCCGCAGTATGATCGAGAATGGGGAACATGTAGTGCAAGGTCCCACGACTTTGAGGATCCCTGCTTGGAAGGCGCTACGAGCTAAGCTCCGCCGAAAGACACCCACCTCCTGATGGCCAATGTATGGCCCGGCTCCCCGAGTTCTTCGGGTTCGAGCCCTTTTTAGCTGCAAAACTGGATTGCTTTTGGGGATAAGAATTGTAACCAAGAGAGGAGTTTTACGATGCCCCAGAAGCATATGATCGTCAATCAGCACACCCACTACGAGATCACTGAGTGGGACGACTCCAAGGCCACGGTCAAGGTCAGGACCGTCGGCGGTAAGGTTGTGGGGCGCAACCCCGTGACTGAGGAAGCCCGGTTCTGCAAGGGCGGCGAGGTCCTCATGCAGTACGAGGACGGCGTTACCCACCGGGTGTCAGCCCGATACTTCCAGTCCCTCAGTCCCCAACAGATCCTCGTCATCCCCGTCCGCTACCTCTTCGACTAGTTCATACCAAGGTTCCCTGGGTCCTCCAGGTCGAACTTTTCTTAGCTAGTGCCGGCGACGGGGTTGGTAGTCCTCGCCCGTGTCTTTCAACGGCGCGATGATGTCAGGCCGTGGGTACTTGATCATGGATGCCAAGAAACAGTACAGGATGCTGTGGAAAGTATCATCGGTAGACCCGGGCGAATGATTGTAGATGGTCATGCGCAGTTGTTTGCTGTACTCGCTGAAGATGTTGAGGATGTCCTGTCCGTAGGGCTCGAAGAAGTCATCCCAATTCGGCAGTGCGATCTGCTTGCGCACGAGCGCGTTGAATACATCGCTCATGACTTCTGTACGGTGACACATGAAGCGGCGAAGCGTGGGCTGCCAGACGACCTTCCCCTTCTTTTGATTGGCGTTGTATTGGAACTTGAGGATCTTCTGTGGACCGAAGGCACGCATGAGATGATCGTTGCGATCGAAGCCGCCACCATAATCGCAGCCACAAAGCTGGATGTTGTAACGCGATAGGATATTGCAAATACGTTCCAATTGCTTTGGCGGTTCTAGATCTTCGCCCACGAAACGGTGAGACCAAAAGACAGTGAATGCGCCCGTCCCGAAGTACGTGCCCAGTGAGATGACAGTGTAAGCCTGTTCGCCGCTTCCCCAATCAATACCGGCAAAGATGTCTTGGCTATGTGCAAATTTCGTAAAGTGTTCGAAGTCTCCGAGTCGGATCTCTTCGCGGCAACAGGCTTTCAATTGCCCACGAGTGATGGGGCGCGTGCCGCTATCGTAACTGCGCCCAAAGACCTCGTTGTTAAGCTTCTGCCTGGAGTAGCGCTTCTGCTTTTCTAGCAGGCCCCGCCATCCTTCTGGCGTCTTTACTACCCATGGCACCATCAACTGACTGATATGATAGCCCTCGAATGTGACCTTAGATTTGTTGTTCTCGGTCACTGGGTTCATGGCTGTCCATGCAGCGTCTGGGTGGTAGACCTCAATCGGCTGATGGCAACGATCACAGATGAGACCATCGGTACCGATGTTGTCCTCTCCCAGGACATTCCAATGCCAAGACCCCTTGTCCCCGGGTGTCCCATGGTGCTCACACGGGACTACCCATTCATTCTGGGTAGAGAAGTTCGCCCAATAGTATTCGATCGTATTGTCCAAGCTCTTAGGCGTGCCAGAATAGTTGAAAATCTTCCAGTCGCTATGGCTTGCACATTCTTCAATGACGGGAATGTTGTCGACCAGAATGTCTTGGATCTCATCAATGTCGATCAGGTCAGATGGAATACCTCTTACTCTATCCGCGGTAAGGTAGGCGTAGCGGAGTCGGATCTGAGAGTAGTTGATGAACTTCTTGTGGAAAACAGCGTTTGTGAGCTTGGTGTTGGTGTATGCCTGGACGACCGGGCTCATGCTGATAGGATCAGCGAGACGATCGTTAGAGAACACCTTCGTCTGCTCTGACGAGGGACTGACATACAGGCTCTTGAAGTAGTTAATGAGACAACTGTAGGCCAGCAGCTTGTTACCTAACGTGGTCGATTTTTCAACCTGTCTGCCCGCCAGCAGCAAAGTCTTTCGTTCACTGGTGTCGTAGATACGACGCAGGTATGGACGCGGACCAAAATTGAAATTGTCGACCGAGCCCTTGTCCGCGATCTTGATTGCGGTCTCCGCGAATTCAGATGGAGCGACATTGTAGATGTAGTCTAGACGAGCTTCGGTCTCCTCCACGTCATCGGGGTCATGATCGATCCCAAAGTCTTGTGGTTCACCTTCATCGTTAAAATCATAGAACGGCTCGGTGTAAACTTTGCCGTCCACGAGCTGTCGCGCGAGGGAGACCGGCATATCGATCTCAGTTTTTCGAGCACGAACGCGGCGAAGGTCGACTAGCAAAACAAGTACCTGTCCTTGGTATAAGGAAGAAAGCAGGGAAGGCTGTAGCTAGCCCTCTGCAGTCGCCACCGAGGGCGTCGGTCTCGCCTCGGTCGAGGAGATTCTAGTTGGGTGTAACCCTTCATCCGAGTCTCCAACACCGATCAACCGGCAGCCGTAGGTGAGTTTCAAGTACCAAGAAGCTGCTTTGACTCCCCCTTGGCCAACCGGCAAAGGAGCAAGGGACGTGAGCAGGTAGCAGGTGGGTGCTGTTTTCGAGGACTTCTAGTTGTGCGACCAACTAGATCGTCCACCCTGCTATCTGCCGTCCGCCAATATCGAGGCGGCCTTAGGCCGCCTCTAACTTAGCTAGCTAGCCCATTTCCTTTAGCTAGCCCCTCTCCTACCTTTCGATCCAAGATCTCCGCAAAACGGCGAAAGGTGTCTTCGTTCGGTGGCAGTGGTCTCCTATTGATCGCAGGGATCGTAACACAGTAGCTATCGACCTCCTGGATGAACTCCACTAGCGGCTTAACTGAGGGATAGCTCTCCTCTGCAGCCGACAACACATCCAGGCCGAAGAACCCACCACCCCAGTATTCGGTCGCCACCATCGGGCCCGGCCACACGTGGTAGAGGAGGTCACCCTCCTTCTCCAGGTACTTTACAATCACGCAGTCGGACTCCAGTAGGGGGACAGCCACTACGACTGCCTTCTCCACGTCCGAGACCTTAGCATCACCAGCTTGCGCGACCTTCGCTACAACCTCCCGCTCTTCATCGCTGATGAATGCGGGCTTGGGAAGATCATTCATTGTACAGCCTCCTGATTAGAAATCTTCGTCATCGACATCCGTGCCTTCTCCCGACTTACTGTAGTTGCCTTGCGGAGTAAGGGCCTGGATCTCAATTATCTTAGTTCGATCCATTTTCATGCGGAACTGCTGGAACTGCCTGAGCACGTCCTGGAGCGCGACATCACTCTGGCGAAGGATGGCATTGGCCTTCTCCAGCGTCGTCATGCAGTTTTTCAGCGCCATGCTCGTGTCCACCGAGCAGCGTACGTTCTCAAGTTCGATCGCATGCTTGACTGCGATCTGGCCGATGCGGGCGGCCGCTTCCACCATGTTGAAGCCCGCAGATGGTCCACTGATGCCCACCACCCATGGCAAGTGCTTGGGAACCAAGTCTGTTGGTGTCAGGAGACCTTGAGCCAGGACATTGGATCCCGCTTGGTCATTGAAGTACTCCATCCATTGTCCTTGGGTCATCAGCATCCGGTTCCAGAAGTAGTGCCTGTAGGCTGTCACGCCATCGCGCGTAAGGGGGATTGACGTGTACTTACGGAGACGCTTGGCGATGACCGCAGGGTGCATGGACGAAAGCAACAACGGTCGCAGCTTTTCTTGCACGTAGGCATCTTGCAGAATGACAAACGCCTCCTTGGTAGAAGGCGTTTGCGCCCACATGTCGAAGATCTTCAGACCCTTCAACCACCGCCGGCTGGGCATGTGGGTGGGGTCCTCTGGTAGAAAGGGGTCTGGTCTGGGCCCCATCTCCTCTTGAACACGACGAATGTAATTAAGGTTAAGTCCGTCTAAGCCCAGACGATCTAGCTGATCCATGATCAGCTGCTCATTAGCCTCCTCATCCGCCTTCGAAAGAAGGTACTTGATGAAGAACTCGGATGGTGATCTTGGCGTGAGACGCATTCTACTGCCGGCCCTTCAAGTAGATTGCGCTCAAGCTGTCGGGTGTTGTGTGAGTTCGCGCAAGCCATCAACAACTTTATCCAGGTGACGAGTTACGCGCTCTAATGCCCCCATGTCAATGTTGGAGAGCCCGAGCCTGGACGCAATCAGCAGCTCGGAAAGTTTGGAGAGCGTGTCTTCGAATTCCGGCAGATACGACACGAACGTCGAGACGTTCTCAGGGTTGAGGAAACCGACAGAGAGCACTCGATCTACAGAGAGTGGATCGTCCAGGGAGGCGGCCTCTTTCAGCATCAGGACATTGATCTTAGGCAGACGCTCGATGTATTTGGCAGCCCGCTTCTCGGCCGCAGCATACTTCTCGGTGACGAAGGTGACCTGGCGAACGCCATCGATCGAACACCACCTGCTCAGCTTCTTGGCAGAAGCCAACTTCGTTCGAGCAAAATTGGGTTCCACACCCAGAATTGCGAGGTTGAACATCGCCTGGTCGTGGTTGATGAACTTGCATGGCAGGACAGCAGCCAGCTTCTCTACCGGCTGACCGCGAAGACTGTAGGTACCACCCGACTCCCACATGACTTCGACCTTGTGGGGTAGACGCTGAGCTTCGGCCGTCTTGCCGAACTCCCCAGGGGTGGAGGCCAGCTCCGTCATCTCCCGCATGGGTAGCCAGCCACAGTCCTCGGGGATGGCAAACACTCCATCGTCCATGGGTGCTACCTCCCGGAGACCGGGCACCAGCTGTACCTGGACCTCGGCCCCCATGATCGTCTGGGCATGGTAGGTGTCTTTCCCATCAGGGCCCTGGGAGACTCCCATGATGGTCATTGGCACCATCGCCACGGCGCTACCCCCACGAGCGAGGTAGAAGCAGCCAAAACCAGTGGGGTCCTCATTGATGAGGTTGGAACTCTTTCCCACGAGATTGCCGGCGATGTCCTCCTGGAAGGCAGACTCGCTACCATTGGCGAACACAGCGATCGAAAGGTTGTGACCATCAAGGTCCAGACAGCTGGGGAACACCCAACCAACCAGTTCCTTGCCGTCCTGGGTCTTGACTCGGTACTCCCCGAACTCGTCCACGACCTTGATGGTCATGTCGTCCAGGGTCTCCTTCACCACCGAGTTCGTAGAGATTGTCTCGGTCCCGTTGCGCTCGACTTTGTTGACAACATCCGAACCCACCATATTGACTGCAGTTGGACGATCAACCACCTCTTCCTCGGGGAGGAGGGTATCTGGATTCGCGGTCTTGACGAGGAACCCACCAGCGGTCTTGATGATCTGTATGATTTTCGGTGGGATTGCGTGGAGGGCCTCCTTCAGCATCGACTCCCCTGACGCCCTGCCCCGGTCCTTGAAAGCCAGCTTTGAAAGCCAACTGCGAGTAGCATCGTTATCGAGCAGCGCGTGGCGCAGGTCCCTATCTGTGCCCAGGGTCTCTTCCAGCCGTCTGACGTCAGCCTCCTTCACGGTGCCGGCAATGGCCTCTACCAGGAACTCAGGCCGCACAGAACTGGTCTTTGGCGTCTCAAGCTGTCCCACACGGGCGTTACCGAGGCCGAATCCACCAGATCGATAGGGCGGGTAGAGGATGTTCAGCATATCCTGGTCACCAGGACGCTCGGCGGCAGCTTCAAACACCTGGGGCCTGAACATTGCTCGCTTGAGCCGATCCTCCGTCAGAGGCTGGGCCTTCCCGTTCTGGATGAAGGTATCCAGCGGAAACATCTTGCCCTCATTGATGACCACTGGAACCAGCACAAGATTCATGCCCTGAGCACCGGAGCTAACGCTGTACTCGAGTGGATTGATCGCAAGTTTGTTCGAAAGCTCTACCGCGCCAATAGCATAGCGTCGCTCGGGGTCAAGTTCGTTGATAACGATCTTCGGGCTGAAGTCACCGACGTACGGAGCCTGGCGGTAGAGTTCGTTCATGATCTCTGACTGCCAATCATCGGGGTTCTCAGAGAGCCTAGTGAAGGCAGCTGCGAACTTGGGAAGCCCCTTCGGATTGTCCAAGAAAAGGTCCATCTTTTCGTCTCCTACGTGGAAGGCTACCGCCGATCTACACTATGTCGCAAGAGGAATTCACTTACCTTACTGCCAACCTATATAGATCGTTGCGTGATTAAGATCTTTCATAATTGGCATATCGCATCAATGGGATATCGTTCGACGCCAGCAGTATTGATTGGCTCACCTGGTTCAGTGGTACCCCCCGCCGTTGCCCAGCATGCCGGGGAAGCATGGATTGTATAGATGTATCCCATGGGCACCGGGTAGACAAAGGCCACATTGGGGGCGAAAGCGGCTCTGGTATAATGTGCCCCATCAGTGTTCCACATAGAGATCCTAAACAGGTTGCCAATGTGCGTGGTCAAAATAGTAAATGGAACAATGAATGTCACTGCATAGAGCCCAGCCCCCGAACAGGGCACGTCCATGTAAGTGGCACTGCCCGCACCAATGATCCGCGCGCTATTGTTGTACCAAAGTTGGACGCGGATAGTATGAGCTCCGGGGGCAGCCGTTCTGAATTGGCATCCGATAATTGATCCTGTAGTCCGGCAATAAAAGACTGCTCCTTCTTTTTGATTACCAACCAAATTCGTCAGATTGGTTTGCAGCGCGTTAACAAGGAACACAGGATCTGTAGGCAGAACTCCAGAAGGGCCCGGAGGGCCGGGGGGCCCCGGCGGGCCGTCAGCTCCTGTTGCACCCGGAGGTCCTGGAGGTCCTGGAGGTCCTGGAGGTCCTGGAGGTCCTGGAGGTCCTGGAGGTCCTGGAGGTCCTGGAGGTCCTGGAGGTCCTGGAGGTCCTGGGGAACCACTTCCAACCTCTGGTTGCACATGGCTAACTACCGCGCTGGCCACGGCCTCAGATATAACAGTGGCCAATCCCTCATCCATGAAAAGGTCCCCAATTTTCTGGGACATCTCCATTTTTGTAGTGCCGTCAGGTTGGGGGACTTGTACGGGCGTAGATTTGGTCACTACGCCTTTCGCCACGGCTCGTGAAAGTAATCGATAGCGAAGAAAATCTGCAAGGGCCTTGATGGAGATCATGGTTTGGGCACCATGAATTTGGGGTTGAGACAGGCGGCTAATTGACCGGCAGTAGAAGGGGGAGCCTTGGGCGCGGCATGTTCATGCGCAGCTAGCCAAGTGATCAGCATCGACGAGGAGAGGATTGGTTCCAGACTTCCATTTCCCAACTTGAAGATCGCGGCATCAATGGTCTTGATGCCGGTGATTACCTCCATGCTGACCGCGGCCTTGAACGTATGAACTCCAGTCACCTCCTCGTTCTTGATTCCAGTGATCTTGACTTCCTGAGTTCCGGTGACCGTCAATTTATCTGACCCCAACACGGTCGTATCTCGGCCACCACTGTATTTCTCAGTCAGTTTACCACTAGCTACGATCTCAATATCACCACTCTTTTTAATCCGTAGGGTATAGTTCTCGCCCGAAGCTGAACCATCATCGACCTTCACGTTCTTGGGGGCGATCACTAGTTCGTAGCGGACGTCATCGCTTACATGCCCGAACCGTACCTGGACATCGGCCTTGTCATTCTGAGCTTTGTCTCGGACAGTAAGCCGATAGATGACAGGTGCCTCTCCCGCAGGGTCTCCCTCCTGTCGATCAACTCGCCAGAAACATGCGCCACCGGGCATGCTCATTTCGTAGTTCTCACAGAACTGGCGCAAGTAGTTGAGGACCGGGATGTACATCGTTTGGCAGGTGGGTGTCGTTCCGATTTGAATGACCCCGCCTCGGCGGAGGTAGATGAAATTGCCGTCGTGCCCCACAAGAGCGATATCGCCTGGATTCAAGTTCGGACGCTTGCTCCTGAAAGACCCCCCATGACTGGCAGGAGCTGCCGCCCCCGTGGACTCGGTAGATACCGGCTGCTGCAGGTCTTCCTCGGTCTCTACGCCCGGCTGGCCAGCACTATCTGTAAGATCATCAGCTTGTGTGGCTTCTGACTTCGGCACGCCTATGAACCCCAGGATAAAAGGCGGATCGCCATCAGAAGGAGACGTGAAGTAGGCAACCGTTCCGACCTCTGGCATGGCGTAGATACCAGCCCCGTTGGTCGCTTCCAAATAAGGGCACATGATCTGTACCCGTGGAATGTACTTGCCGCTGTATTCGGAGATCAGATCAACGGTCCAGTTCTTCATGTCGACATTGGCGACCGTTCCCTTTTCCACCCAAGCTGCATCCATATTATCGATGCGCTTGGACGGAGAATTGGACGTGCCAATATTTCGAACGGCCATCTACTGATCCTACTGGTACATCACAGGCTGAGGCTTGGGCCGAGAGAACAGTTTGTGTGCCAGAGCCCCCGCACCAATCAGAGCTCCGCCAGCAATACCAGCTTTGCCCAATGGGCTCTTGGCCACAGCCTTCAGCCCACCGAGGATACCACCGCCGCGCATGACAGTCTCTGCCTTACCAGCAGTACCGGCAACACTCTGTGCGGTGGGAATTCTGCCTTCCTGGAACAGGTTCTTCGTGTGCTGCCAAAGTCCGGTACCAGCCGGCGCTCCCATGCGCTGGGCCATGGGTCCCTGCCCCCCAATGGTATTCCCAAGATGCCCGAAGCCCTCACCCATGAACTGACGGCCACGAGTGAGGGCACCCGGTCCAGCAGCGGCAGCAGCATTCGCTGGAATGGGTAGTGGCATTGCCATCTTTCTTAGTTCCGTCAATTCCTCGATGAAGGCTGAACCCATTCTGGTCATGTACACATGGTCCATGTTCTCTCCTAATACGGATGTTTCAATCCGAATTCGTAGCCCATCGCAATGCCTGGGATTGGATGGGTTCCGTGCACGTTTGACCCCCACCCCTTATTGGCCGCTTCAATGATCGTCTCATGCAGACGTTCGTGGTTCAATTTTGCCATCCAGTCGGTCTGGATGTCGAGCGGCAGTTTTGACACGCCCTTGAGGACAGGTGCATGCTGGATGGGCCGCAGGCGTTCGGCATTCAACTTCTTGTTGATGGCTTGGACCTGGGAGGTGGGCGCAAAATCTCCGCGCAAGAAGTCGTGGTTGTCACCTGGCTCTTCTACCTTCGTCAAGTTCGTCATGCTTTTGAC